TTTTAATCAGTGGAAATTAAAACAAGCATTAGGTGCAGCTAAATTTATTGAACGAATGGATGCTGACGCACAGTTTGCCGCTGCTATGGGCCGCGCTCCTGCTGCGGCTACGCCTGCGGCTGCTGCGCCTCCTCCCGCTGCTGCTGCACTTTCGCCTACTGTTCAAAAGTCCATAGACGACATGGTAAGCAGAGGTATTCCCAGAGAAGCTATCACTACTGGCCCAGAAGGACAGGTATACGTTGGGTCTTATGGTTCAAACGTTGTTGGCGAACCAATAATGGAGCAGTATCGAACACCAGAAGGAAGTCTTGCTACTCGTCCTCAAGCGCCGCTAACACCTCTAAGGGTAGCTGCTAACCAAATGGCTCCTAGCCCCGTTAACGCAATGATTCCGCAAGCACCGGCTGCGCCGCCAAATGAATTGCAAGGACTAATTGACCAAAGAAATAGGTTGTCAGGACTTTCTGAACAAACGCCTAGAGTTAAAGCTAATATTGAAAACTTAAATAAAGACATTGAACGGCTGAGTAAATCTAAAGCAGAAATTGTAAAAGTAATTGGTGTAGCAACTGGAACTAAGAATCCAGTTTATCTAGATGTAAACACTGATGAACAATATACTTACGTTACTGGAACAGATGGAAAACAAACAAGGAAATTGTATTCTGGCGGTGTTGATAGATCAACTAGTAATGTAACTGCAACAGCTAATGCTAGGTTACCTCCTTTAGAGAGCGCTGAACAAAAAGGTAAAGGCGAATTAAATGTTAATTTATACAAAGTAATTTCCGATGCAGCTAGATTAGCAACAAAAACTTTGCCTGCATTAGAGACACAAGCAAAAATTCTTGACTCAGGATTTAATACGGGTTTTGGAACGGCGGCTCAAAAAGCTGGTGCATCAGTACTGTCTGCATTGGGTGTGCCAGAAGCTACTAAATTTGCTACTGACGCGCAAACATTTTTGGCTGCTACTCAACAAGCTGTTTTGCAAAAGCAACTTGAGCAAAAAGGCCCACAAACCGAGTCCGATGCAAAGCGAATTACGGATACGGGGGCACAACTTGGCAATACTGTTGGCGCCAATCGTTTTATAATTGATGTAGCAAAAGCCCAATTTAAACGCGATTTAAATCAAAGAGACTTTTTTGATAAATGGTGGGCAAAAAATAAAACTTACGAAGGCGCAGAGAACGCTTGGTTTGGCGGCGAAGGCGGTAAATCATTGTTTGACGCCCCTGAACTTACAAAATACGTTGCATCTAAACGCAGCGAAGCTGACGCAATTCTTAAAAGGAACTGAATATGGCTACCGCTGACGAATACGCTGAATGGATTGTTAAGAATAAATCTCTTAAGGGTACGCCCGACTTTAATACAGTTGCTAAAGCCTATGAAGAAGCAAAAGCAGCCGAATCTGCGCCTGCGTCTACATTAAAGATTGTTACTAGCGCACCATACAAAGCAATAGCGGGTGCTGCGGATATTTTTTTAACCGCGCCGCAAAACATAGCAAACTTAGCCAAAATGGGCTACGGAGTTGCGGCTACTGAAATGGGACGCCCAGATTTAGCGCCAGAAGTTACTGCTCCAAATCAACCAACATCGGAACTGTTTCAGCGTATTGGGTTAATTGAACCAGTACAAGGCAAAACTACGCCGTTTCAACGAGGGTTGGACGTTGCAATTCAAGGCGCTACGGGAGCATTGATGGGTAGTGGGCCTGCTATCCGCGCTGCTGCACCTACGTTAATGGGTCAAACTCGCGCAGCGGGGACGATGGCTGCTATGGGTGGCGGTGCTGGGGCTGCTGGGCAAGCTGTTACTGAAGTGACTGGAGAACCGCTATTTGGGGTTGCTACATCTATGACTGTGCCTGGGCTTGCCATTGGCGCTGCGCGCGCTCGGCAGGCCAACCTGCAAGCCCAGCAGCAACGCAACGCAGTGCGTGATTTGACAATTCGGCAAGCACAGCAAGAAGGTTACCTTATTACACCGGGCAGCGTTACACCTAACACACAAAACGTGTTGCTTGAAAGACTAGGAGGCAAGACAAGAACTCAACAAATTTTTGCGTCAGAGAATCAACAAGTTACTGATAGGCTTGCACGACGAGCAACAGGAATTGGTGATACTGATCCGTTGACTAGCGCCAATATGCAAAAGGTAAGAAGGCAAGAATATCAAAGAGGATATGAACCAATCAATAACATAGGCGTAGTAAATACAGATCAAAATTTTGGTAACGCCTTAAATAATGTGTTGGCTGCATATACTGGCCCTGGGCGATCATTCCCTAATGCAATTCCGCAACCCGTACAAGATTTGGTGCAAAGTTATCGCGTTGGTCAGTTTAATTCTGCCGATGCAATAGGCGCAACACGAACTTTGCGGGATGCCTCACGCTCAAATATGGCGCAAGGTAATAATGAATTGGGGTTGGCTCAACGTGCTATTAGCAATGCGTTAGAAGATCAAATTGAGCGCACTTTGCAAAACGCCAGCAATCCAAACACACAGGCAATGCTAGATCAGTTTCGGGCGTCACGGCAACGTATGGCAGTTAGTCACGCTGTAGAAGATGCTATTGTTCAAGGTGGTGGCTCTGTTAATGCTCGACAATTAGCAAATGATCTGCAGGTTAGAGGAAGATATTTTAGTGGCGATCTTGATTTAATTGCGAGGTTTGCAAACATAGCAAGACCCGTAATGACGCCTCCAGGAGCAACCGGGACTCCCGGTGGAGGCTCAATGCTTGGGCCTACTTTGGGTGGGGGCCTTGGGGCTGGCACAGCGGCTCTTTTTAATCTTGGGCCAACAGGAGTCTCAGCGGGGGCCATGTTGGGCGCAGCAGCACCAAACATAGTGTCCGCTGGAGCCAGAAGTTATTTGCAATCCCCTATGGGACAAAGACGAGCGTTACCCACATACGACCGCCCCGGCGTTAACGCGCTTGCGGCTAGTAACGAAGCCCGATTGCGTTCGTTAATGGGTTTGCCAACTTTTACCAACCAACCCAGAGAAGTCACTAACGCTATGGAAATTTTAGGCGGTTCACAATGACACCCGAAGACCGCGCCCTACTTGTCGGTGAACTGACCTCTGTCTTGCGTGAGCGCAGGTCGGACAACATCCTCTCACCTGAAGAACTGGCGTGGGTGAAGAACGCCATCAAAGCGCAGAACGACATGGAAAAGCTGCGGAAGGCCATCATTGAGAAGACACTCGCCGGTCTGATCTGGGCGGCTATCCTTGGCCTAGGCTATCTGGTTGTTGACTTCTTCCGAAACCACGGGCTAAAGATATGAACTACTACCTTAATGCCTTCAATGAGATGCTGCGTAAACGGCAGGAAAACCAGATGGGGGATGGACGCAGCGCCAATCCTCAGTTCGACGCCATGTCCAACGCTGAAAAAGCCGCCTACTACAGCAACAACCCTACGATGGCGGCGATCACGCAAGGCTTGCAGAAAGGGTTTGGCATGACCAGTTACGGGATGCTGCAAAACGCCCTAGTGCCAGATTTTGTGCGAGAGCAGGGCATGGTAGCCCGTGGGATTGACCCTGGCATTGGAATCCAAGGCCAAGGCACGACAGGTCAAACAGGCTTGTACGGCGACCAGTTTGCGGGTATGCCTGCGCCAAAATCCTCTGGTTTTATGGACACACTGGGACGGATGTTTGGTGGTTCTTCAGTGTCTTTGGGGCCAGCGCCGGTTGAAGATCGGACGGCATCACTTACGCCAACAGGAATGGCAGCAGCAGCGCCAGGGGTAGCAGAGGCAAACGCTGCTGGATATGACTCTGGCATGGGCAACTTTGGTGGCGGCTCCAACAGCTTTGGCGAAGGCCAATACAACCAAGGCGGCATGGTTCACGCCCAGCACCTAATGGGACGCGCCCCTGCACCGGACGATGGCTACGGGGCGCTACAGGGCGGTGAGTACGTCATCACCAAGGCGGCGGTGGAGAAGTACGGCAAGGCAATGATGGATGCTATCAATAATGGCACTTTTCGTTAGTTATGGAATTTTTCGAGGCACTGGCAAAGGGTTGGCCTATGCTGTTGGCGTTGATAACGCTCATCATTGTGCTTGCCAAGATGGATATCAAAATCGCTGTGTTGGAAGAAAAAGTTAAATCGCTGTTTGAGATTTTTAACAGGAAAGACAAATGATTGACCCGCTAACCGCCTTTGCAGTGGCGCAAGGTGCAATCAAAGGGGTGCAAGCAGCTATTAAGATGGGCAAGGACATCAACGCCATCAGTGGCGACTTGATGAAATTCTTTGAGGCCAAGGATGTCATTGCGAAAGAGTCAGTAAAGAAGAAGCCAAAAGGGTTTGGTCAGAGCGATACGGCGGTGGCGTTTGAAACTGTGATGCAACTCAAGCAGTTGCAAGATGCAGAGAATGAGTTAAAACAGATGTTGATTTGGTCTGGCAATGACGATGTTTGGAACGCCATCATGCTTGAGCGCAACAGGATGGTGGCAGAGCGCAAAAAGGCAGAGGCTGAAGTGGCTCACGCCAAGGCAATCAGGGCAGAAGAGATTAGCGACATTATTAACATTGGATTGTGGGCCTCGCTGGTGGCGTCTATCGTTGGACTGGTGGCGTATTTGACTTGGCAAATTGTTGGAGATGGCAGATGAAAGCCAAGCTCACTTTCTTTGTCACTTTGATGGTCAGCATGACCCTGTGTATTGTTGTTCTGTCAATGTCTGGTGTCATGTTGCTTGGACTGTTTGACGACAAGGTAGACAACAACAAAATTTTTGAACTTGTTGGCCCTGCATTTCAAACCATTGTCGGTGGCTTTATCGGCCTGTTGGCTGGCGTTAAATTATCACACGAGGACGAAAAGAAATGCTAACCCTACTCTCCACCCTGATCTCCTTTCTTGCTGGTGGCCTGCCCAAACTGCTGGGTTTTTTCCAAGACAGGGCAGACAAGAAACATGAGATGGCAATGGCCCAACTCCAGATCGAGCGTGAACTGGAGCTACGCAAGGCTGGCTTTGAAGCCCAGCAGCGAGTAGAAGAGATCAAAGTCGAAGGTCAGGCCATCGAAGCCGAAGCATCAGAACGAGCCGCACTCTATGCCCACGACATAGCAATAGGACAGGGTGCAAGCCAGTGGATGATCAACCTGCGATCCGGTGTGCGCCCGATACTGACATACGGATTCTTCCTACTGTTTGCGTTTGTTGAGATCGGCGGGTTTGTCTACGCATGGCAGCGGGACATTGCTTTTGATGTGTTGATTGCCAAACTGTGGGACGCTGATACTCAGATTATCTTCGCCAGCATCATCAGCTTCCATTTTGGTGGACGGGCGTTTAAAGGTGGCAAAGATTGAAAGTCTCAGATCGCTGCAAAGAGATGATTAAGCACCATGAAGGCGTGAGGTTTAAACCATACCGTTGCCCAGCAAAACTTTGGACTGTAGGAGTAGGCCATGTTTTATACCCGGATCAAGGACGTTTACTACTGGATCAGAGAGACGCTTTCCCGCTGGAACAAAACGATAACCGTACTTTTTCAAAAGACGAAGTAGATGGAATCCTTAGTACTGATCTCCAGCGATTTGAGGTTGGGGTCGCCCGACTTTTTCCTGTGGTGCTTACCGCAGGTCAGAACGATGCTCTCGTCAGCTTTGCTTTTAATCTGGGTTTGGGGGGCGTACAGCGATCAACCCTCCGTCAGAAGGTTCTTCGGGGCGAGACGCAAGAAGCTGCCGACGAGTTCTTGAAGTTTACAAAGGGCGGTGGCAAGGTGCTGCCTGGCCTGGTCAAGCGCCGAAATGACGAACGGGCGCTGTTTCTCTCATAACCGCCCGGTAAGCCTCAATCGCATCCTTGAGGTCACCCCGCAACTGCTCAAGCTGGTCTTGCTGCTGCCGCAAGCGCAGGTAGGCTTCAAGCGCGAACTTGTTTAAATTCTCACGCTCCCAAGTGCTGAAGGTAGGGGTCATGGATGTGGGCAATCGTCTGGTACAAAAGCTAGACAATGCACCGCTGCGTACTTGCTTCTTGACTTCTCCCACCTATCAATGTAAGTGTCAGGCATCAAAGCCAAGCTACGGCTAACGCCTGTTGGAGTCAAGTTCAGCGCAAGAGCAAGTTCCAAAGCAGTCATGCCGTCAGGCGCTTGGGCCAAGGCATCCCTAATCTTTTTTGAGATTACCACGGCGCATCCTCATGGTTGTCGGGGTTAAACGGGATGGGCGGCATGGGCCTGTTTGGTGGCAATTCAGTGGGGAAGGGCCAGTTATCCATTGTTGCGCTCCTTTAAATTTTCTTGTATTTTTTTTGCCAAAACCATTAAGGCAGGCATTTGGTCGTAACTGGGCCACCAACTTGCAAGCGCCCTGATCTCATCATCCGTCAGCCCAACCCACGGGCGCTGTGCTGCTTTCCACTCCGCGACAAAAGCAATTGCGTCCAGCCCGTACTCGTCCAAGATGTTTTTGATCAACGGCCACTCTGGTGGCTCGGCTTGCTGCTCTGGCTGTGCCAAGGCCTCTTTGATGGCGGTAATGGCTTGATTGATGAAATGGTTTGGATGGCTCATTAACTGCTGATGTGAATATTGGTCAAAGCAAGTTGCAACACTTCGCTCCAACGCCTCAGCCGCCATCTTTAATGCTTCGTCTTTAGTCATGCTTGTCCCCTTGCTCGGATGGCTCCTGCCAATCCCTGTACATCGTAGTCGGGCCATCTATCTGCTACCTTTGCACACGCCTCACGCTCGGCGGCAGCACCCGCCTCGTACCCGCAGCGGTAAGAATACGCATCTGCACTCTCACTCGTGTAGGTTTGTGTGTCATCGTCCTCGTCCCTCGCTGCTCGGCGCTTGGCCTCTGCCTCAATTCTTCGGAATTCGTCTTCTTCAGTATTCATGCCATCCCCCACAAGAATCCTGCCAGGCCAGCAATGCCGACTAGGGCAAACAGCACCAGCAAGGTGATCCCGATGCCATACATTAAACTTGCAAGTTCATAATCTTCGTTGTCATTCATAGCGTCACCTTTCTTGTCTTTAGTCCCCTGTGCGTGAAGCACTGGATGCTGCCATCGTCCAGCAATTTCCAGGCTGCGTTCTCACCGCACATCTTTTGAATGCGCTCCTCCACGGTGTCTACCTGCGCCTGATGTTCAGACGGGCCATCAAGCAAATAGGCCGTGGACATGACCAGGACCACCAGCCCAGCTGCCAGCCAGTTCATGGCTGTTTCCCAAACTTCAGCACCTCCAGCCGTTCCCGGTTGGTGCGTAGGGTGCAGTACCTTTGGTGGATACGCTCTAGCATCTTCACGCGCTTATGCACCAGTTTTTCTTCTTCGAGCATAGACAGCAATTGTTCCTCGCTGTACTCGTTTGCTTCAAGATGGAATTTTCTCCAAGTCTTCAATTCTCTTCTCCAGTTCGGTGATGTGAGCCACCACCTTGTTGTAGGCCCGTGACGCGCTGTTGTGCGTCCGAGTGCGGATGGCAAGTTCAGCCTGCGCTGCCCTCAGTCTTGCCTTGAGTTGTGTGAGTCTATTCACTTTAGTGCCTCCAGTGCAATATCAGAAATGGCGCGTTTGTCATGGAGCGCCGCCCATATCTTTTCGTCTACAGTCTTGTTCGCCACCATGACGTAGCACCACACGTCGTGCCGTTGGCCGCTGCGGTGTAGGCGCCCAATGGTCTGTTCGTACAGTTCCAGCGACCAGGGCAGCGATAGAAAGACGATCTTGCTGCCGCCGTGTTGCAGGTTAAGGCCGTGGCCAGCCGACTTAGGGTGGGCCAGCAGCAGCTCGACCTTGCCAGCGTTCCAGCGTTCGATAGCGTCTGGCTCGTCCAGCGTCACAGCCTGCGGGTAGCGACGCTTGAGTTCGGCCAGCTCCTCCCGGTAGGTGTAGGCGACGATGGTGTTGGCGTGTTGGTTCTCGGTTAGCAGGTCGTCTAGGGCGTCGAACTTGGACGTGTCGAACCAGACGGTCGAGTTGCCGTACACGAACCCGGACGCCATCTGTTGCAGCTTGGCCGTGACCACGCCAGCGTTGACGGCCACAGCCTGGGCGTCGGGGAACTGGGCCACAAACTCCTTCTTCATCTGGTCGTAGGGCTGGCGATTGACCATGTCGAACTGCACCGGCACAGTGTGCAGCGGGGGCAGCTTGTCCTTGTACTCGCCCGGCTCCAGCACAAACGTGGCTGGTTTGATGCGCTCCATGACCTGCTCCAGCGCGCCTGGGCGCGGCGCCCACTGGTTGTATTCTTTGCTGACCAAGTAGAAGTACTGTTGCTGGAACGCGCCCTTGCTGCGGCCCAGCAGCGCCTGGTCCACGATCTTGCACTGGCCGAACACGTCCTCTAGGCCGTTGCTGGTGAACGAACCTGTCAAGCCCCAACGGGTACGCACCTCGGTAATGACCTTGTTGAACGCCTTGAACCTAGCGCCGCTAGGGTTCTTCAGCCGGGTCAGTTCGTCGAACACGACGGCGTCAAAGCCCCACCATCTGCTCCAATGATCGGCCAGCCATTGCAGGTTGTCGTAGTTGGTCACCACGATCTGGGCGTCTGACCCCTCAATCGCAGCCAGCCGCTGCTTGGGCGTTCCGACCGCCACCGACACTTCGCGGTACTCGGCCCACAGCCGGGCCTCGGTCGGCCAAACGCTGACGGCCACCCGCAGCGGCGCCACCACCAGGAACCGGCCCACAAGACATTTGCTGATAAGTTCGTCCATAGCCGACAAGGCGATGGCGGTCTTGCCTGCGCCGACCGGCGCCAAGATCATGGCCCGGTCGTTCTCATACAGGAAGTCAACTGCCTGTTCTTGGTAGGGTCTTAACGTAAGCATCCGTCGCAATCGCAAGGGATAATGTTGTGCTTTACATCATCGCGCAGTTCGCGCATGGAGTCGTACCCGCGCACATGCGACCTGTCGTTTGGTGAACTGGTTTCGTCAAAACGCCAGCCCCTGGGCAGGTTAAGAATGAAACTGCCCGGCTCGTCAGTGTCTACGTCGCGGTTTTTGTCAAGTTTGTATTTCACTTTAATTTCCTTTAGTTTTTACACCGTCACTTTTGATGGTGTAAATACAGTGTAACACATTTTATTACTGTTGTCAAGCTTTTTTTATAGGGGTTTACCCTAATGTTTTGTCAACCCACGCATCAACCTGCTCCTTTGTCCACAATACACAGTACCTCTGCCCCAGCCGCGCCATGTCGGCGGCGAAGACTTTCTGGAGCGCGGACAGCCGACCGCCGAGGGTCTTGACTTCCACGAACCACACCACGCCGTCTGGCAGCACCACGATGCGGTCGGCTGCGCCGCCGTGGCCGCGCCACTTGTAGGCTGTGCCGCCCAGCGCCTTGACGCGCTTGACCAGGTATGCTTCAATGTGCTTTTCCATAGCCAGACTTTAGCACAGAAAAAAAGATTTGCACAAATTTATTTTTGTGTGGTACACTGGCCGCTCATCAACTAAAGGACAGTAATGCAACACAGTAAGATCGTTGGCGGTTCGACCGCCAAGCGTGTGATGGCCTGCCCCGGCAGCGTGGCGCTTGTCGCCAAGATGCCGCCGCAGGCAGAGAACAAGTACATGGCCGAGGGCACGGCCCTGCACTCTGCCGTTGACCGGCTGGTGAACGACGGCGACGCCAGCGCCTACAGCCTGCTGGGCAAGACCTTCAACGGCGTCACCCTAGACGACGACCACTGCGAGAAGCTGAAGTCTGCGCTGGCGCTGCTCGACGAGATCGACCCACTGGAGCAGATGAACTTCAACACCGAAACCCGTGTCGGTTTCGGCGAGCTGCTGCCGGGCGTGTTCGGCAGCACCGACCTGATTGGCCGCATCGGCAACCGGGCCATTGTGTTGGATTGGAAGTTCGGCGACGGCGTGATCGTGGATGCCGAGGAGAACGCCCAGCTGATGTTTTACGCTGCTGCCGCAATGCGGACGCCTGAGTCGTCGTGGGCGTTTGAGGGTGCGACCGAGGTCGAGTGCGTCATCATCCAGCCGCCAGCAGCGCGGCGTTGGGTGACCACACCCGACCGCATCCGGCAGTTTGAGCGTGACTTGGTGCAGGCCGTCAAGCAGTCGGCGCTGCCTGACGCGCAACTGGTGGTGGGCGACCATTGCAGGTTCTGCACCGCCAAGCCCATCTGCCCCCAGATGACCGGCGCTGCCGACCGGGCGTTGGCGACCACGCTGGACAATTTAGATGCGGAAAAAATTAGTGTCTATCTCAAGAACGCCGACCTGTTGGAGACGTGGATTACCAGCTTGCGGGAGTTGGCTCTGTCGATGATGGAGAGCGGTGCTAAACTGCCTGATTACAAGCTGGTTGCCAAAAGGGCAATCAGACAATGGACTGACGAGGACAAGGCTAAAGTCGCCCTGTTTGCGTTGGGCCTAGAGGAATCTGAGGTGATGGAGACATCCATCATGTCCCCGGCCAAGGTTGAGAAGGCGCTTAAAAAGCGCAAGATCGCCCTGCCGGTGGATGTGGTCGTTGCCGTCTCTTCGGGTAACACTTTGGCAAGCGCGAATGACCCGCGCCCCGAGGTGCTTTTGTTGGGCAAACAACTTGCCCGTCTTTCTAAACTAAGCTAAAGGTAAATTATGTCTAATCTTTCAGTGTTCTCCAAGGCTGGTCTGCCAGCCATTAGTACCCTCTCCACTGCACTCAAGAGCATCAGCTCTAGCGCAGGCCCGGTCGGTGTTGTCATCCTCAAGATGGACAAGACTGGCCACTGGGTCTTCGGTGCAGACCAGACCGAGGTCGAGGACGACTCGACCTGGGCCGTCAACCCATTCTCTTTTGTCCACGGCTTTATTGCTTGGGGCGACGGCGAGGTGCTTGGCGAGAAAATGGTTGCGGTGAGCCAGCCGCTGCCCGAGATCGACGATGCACCGCCCGGCGCCAAGAAGGGCTGGGAGCAGCAGATCGGCATGAGCCTCAAGTGCCTGACCGGTGATGACAAGGGCATGGAAGCGCGGTTCACCACCACTTCGGTGGGCGGCAAACGCGCAGTCCAGACCATTGCCGCTGAGTTGGCCGAGCAGGTCGAGAAAGACCAAACCAAGCCTGTGGCTGTGGTGACCTTGAGGAAGGATCACTACCAGCATAAGTCCTACGGCAAAATTTACACGCCAGTGTTTGAGATTGTCGAGTGGATTAGCATGGAAGGTGAGCCAGAGGTGGCAGCACCTGCCGGTCGCCGTCGTCGCGTAGCGGCAGCGTAAGCCGTTTTCTGATGCCCATTCGCAAGAGTGGGCATTGGAAAATGATCTGGCTTGATTTTGAAACCCGCTCCACCTGCGACCTTAAGTTAGCAGGCGTCTATAACTACGCGCAAGACCCTAGCACCGAGGTGCTGTGTATGTCCTACGCCGTTGATGACGGCGAGGTGCAGACGTGGACGACAGGCCCATTGCCCGACCTGACCGGCCACCGCATCATGGCGCACAACGCCGCCTTTGAGCGGCTCATCCTATGGTACGTCTTGCAGGTCAACATCCCGCTGGAGCAGTTTTACTGCACCGCCGCGCAGGCCCGTGCCAACTGTGCGCCAGGGTCGCTGGAGGACGTGGGCCGGTTCATGGGCGCCAGCATGAAGAAGGACCACCGGGGCGCTGCGCTTATCCGCAAGATGTGCGTCCCGCCTTTCCAAGAGTCGGCTGAGTTGACCGCCGAGATGATCCAGTATTGCGAACAGGATGTTCGGGCCATGAGGGCCATCAGTCAGGCTATGCGGCCCCTGTCCGAGGAGGAACTAACCGATTATCACGTCAACGAGCGCATCAACGACCGGGGCGTCCTAGTCGATGTGCCGCTCTGCCGCGCAGCGGTGGCCTACGCCGCCACAGAGGCCACTGAGATCGCCGAGATCGTCAAGGAGGTGTCCAAGGGTGAGCTGGCCTCGGTGCGGTCGCCTAAGATGCGCCAATGGGTCTGGGACAGAGTCGGCCCCGAGGCTCGCGCCCTGATGACCAAGGACGATAAGGTCAGCATCGACAAGACCGTGAGAGCCAACCTACTAAATTGTGAAGGAGTACCCCCCGATGTCCAAGAAATCATCCAGTGCGCCGACGACCTGTGGGCGTCGTCAGTCGCCAAGTTCAGCCGACTCGCCCAACTTGCCGACGTTGAGGACAGCCGCGTCCGAGGCGCCTTCGTCTTTGCCGGAGGGTCAGCTACAGGTCGTGCAAGTAGCTACGGGGCGCAGGTTCACAATTTCACACGCAAATGCGCGAAAAGTCCTGATGATGTTAGGGCTGCAATGTGCCGGGGTCACGCCATCGTCCCCAGGTTTGGCAAACGAGTTACCGATGTCCTCCGGGGGATGCTACGGCCTGCACTGATACCGGCCAAAGGCCAGCAGTTAGTGGTGGCAGACTGGTCTTCGATTGAGGCTAGGGTTAACCCTTGGCTGTCCGGTACGGGTCAGGCCAAGCTAGACATTTTCGAGTCGGGCCTCGACCCGTACATCGTCAACGCATCCGGCACGTTCAACCGCAGCTACGCCGACATCAAAGCCGAGTACGACCGCGACGGCGAGTCGGCCCAGCGCCAGATCGGCAAGGTGCAGGAGCTGGCCTGCGGGTTCGCAGGTGGCGTGGGCGCCTTCGCGTCGATGGCCAGAATCTACAGTGTGCGCTTGTCCGAGGCCGATTCCAAGCGCATGGTGGACGCTTGGCGCCGGAATAACCAGTGGGCTGTTGGCTTCTGGACGCAACTAGAGCAGCAGTACACCAGGGCCATGCGAAACAAGGGGCAAGAGTTCACCGCTGGTAGGGTTTCCTACCTGTTCGATGGTCGCCATCTCTGGTATTCTTTGCCCTCGGGCCGGGTGCTTTGCTACCCCTTCGCCCGGCTGGAGGACGACGGCATCAGCTACGCCAAGGCGGCGTGGAAACCCGCGCAGGATGCCAAGGAATGGCCCCGCGCCCGACTCTGGAAGGGTCTAGCTTGTGAGAATGTCACGCAGGCGGTTGCCAATGACTTGCTGCGCTACGCCCTACGGCAGCTTGATGGTGTAGTTCTGCACGTCCACGACGAGATCGTTGTTGAGGGCGGCAGTGAGGAGGAAGTGCGTAGGGTGATGACTACGCCGCCAGCATGGGCCACCGGCCTGCCGCTGGACTGTGGCATCAAGACGATGCCGCGTTACGGCAAATAAAAACGCCGCCCGGTCAGGGGCGGCGCAAAAGGAGGCAACGTGCAATTCTTGGATTTTATCACGGCGCTCGCGCCCGAGGGCGAGACTCTGCTGCTGGTGCGGCAGAAACCACAGATGCGTGGCGGCGAGGCGCAGTACCACGCCGATGGCGCAATCAAGGCCACATGGCCTGCCTACCTGCCCTCGCACGGCGTCCGGGCTGGCGAGGCTTGGTACGGCAACACCGCCA